ATGCCACGAGGTTCTACCTTTGCCATACGTAAGGTAGTAGAAAGTAGATTCAAAGGCGGGTTCATACTTGAGGGGGATTACTCTCAGTTAGAGTTTAGGGTTGCAGGGTTCTTGGCTAAAGACCCACAAGCTTACAAGGATGTATTGGATGGAACTGACGTTCACAACTACACTGCATCTATTATAGGGTGTAGTAGGCAGGATGCTAAGGCTCACACCTTTAAACCTCTCTATGGTGGTGTTAGTGGCACTCCTGCACAACAAGCTTACTACACGGCTTTTAAAGAGAAGTATGAACAGGTGGCTGAATGGCACAAGGAACTTGAAAAGGAAGCAGTCAAGACAAAGGAGATAAAGTTACCATCAGGTCGTGTCTATGCTTTCCCTGATGCTAAGTGGACTAATTGGGGTTCAGCTACAAATCGTACTGCCATATGCAACTACCCTGTTCAAGGGTTTGCTACTGCTGACCTGCTGCCAATTGCCTTAGTTGACCTAGATAAGGTTATGAGACAAGCTAAGATGCAATCAGTTATATGCAACACAGTACACGATTCAATCGTTCTTGACGTACATCCTGATGAAAAAGATCAGTGCATCAAGCTATTATCTGCATCAATGTTATCTATCTCTGATGGCTCGAAAGCTAGGTACGGCTTAGAATACGACATGCCTATAGGAATAGAATTAAAAATAGGTGATAATTGGCTTGACTTAGTTGAAGTTAATTAGTAAGGTTATATTACTGAAACCCTAATATAAAGGAAATGACATGGGAAATAATGAAATGACTACGATTGATAACGATATGGATCAATTAGTATCAGCGTTTAACGATGATGATACTTCTACACTAATGGAACTAACAGGACAAGCGAAAGCACAGTCCAATAACGCAGGTCTATCTAGACTTAACATCAACTACGACACAGAGACTGATGATGGGGTTGCCTTATCAAGAGGTCAATGGAAGATATTTGTCGATGGCGAATACTTGTATGCGAATGAAGTTTATATTCGACCTATCTTACGTACATTCGAGTGGAGTGTATATGATATGGAACAAGGAACTTTCTCTTGTAAGTCAGTACAGAAGCCTACCTTGTCAGGTGAGTTCCCTGATACAATGGCAGGTAACAAGTGTGGTAGATTACCTTATAAAGAAGAAGAGTTGTTGGCAGAGGATGACCCACTTAAGGTCAAGTCTCGTTCTGCTACATGTAACCAAGTTATATACGGACAGATCAATGGTAAGTTTACCAAAGCTACAGGTGAGAAAGTTGATATTACCGATCACCCTTTCGTTTCATACTTTAAACGATCAGGGTTTAAACCAATCAGAGAATTTATTGACAGTCTAACTAGGCAGAAGAAGATAATGCAAAAGGTTGTCATAAAACTAACTACTGCTCGCATGAAAACTGGGTCAGTCACCTATTGGATACCAGTTCCTACTCTTCATAAATCAGTAGATGTCTCGGATGCAGACAAAGCGTTGATGAAGGATTTTGCTGAGACTGTAAAAGGTCACAACGAAAACGTTCTTAATCAGTTTAGAGAAGCTCAGAAACTCATTTCTCCTAGTGAGGAACAAGACTTGTCGGCTGATTTCAATGCTAAATCTGCTTAAAATCCAAGACTACATGCAGAAAGCTACTAGGGGGGAAGTCACTGTCTCCCCTAGTGCTATTCTTGACTTTGCAAATGAGTGCAAAGAATCCGTTGAAGTACAGATAAACAAGAGAAGAGAATACCGAATCAGAATGTCTGGACTAGGTAGACCTCTTTGTCAACAGTTGCTAGATAGGTCTGGTCTCAAAGAAGATATGGATTACAATGCACTGTTTCGTTTTTTGTTTGGTGACTTGGTTGAATCCGTTGCAGTTCTTATCATGGAACAAGCAGGGGTGGAGATTGTTGAAAAACAAAAGGCAGTTGAATTACAGATTGCAGGACACAAAGTACAAGGCACACTTGATCTTATCTTAAAAGATGAGATGGGCATAGACAAAGTATGGGATGTTAAGTCTGCAAGTGAGTGGGCATTTAAATTTAAATACACAGGCTATGGCGGATACGACAAGATAAAAGAAGACGATCCCTTTGGTTACATAATGCAAGGACATCTGTATGGAGAAGCTACAGGCTTACCCTTTGGTGGTTGGATCGTTATCAACAAGTCTAGTGGTGAGGTAGCCGTAGTAGAAGCACCTGAGTGGCAAGATGAAGACAGACGAGTCTACATGGCTGATGCTGAGAAGAGAGTTAAAAGATTACTAGACCCCGACCCTGACTTTGTAAAACCATTCAAGTCTGAGTTTGAAACTTACAAGATAAAGGGTGAAGAGATAAGAACAGGTAATAAGATTCTACCTAAGATATGTAGCATGTGTGGATACCGATCACATTGTTGGTCAAAGGCAAAGCTACATGGTAAGATTACATCTAAGGCTAAGTCACAACCTAAAGTGTGGTACGATGTTTTAAAGAAGAAAGAGTTGTAGATAGAGATGCCTACCCTTATGCTACACGATTACCAAACAAAATTGTTAGAGTTAAACGATGAGGTTTACCACGTGTACATCGAATCTGATAAAGAGATAGGTGGCGGTAGAGATGTCGTATTCCTGCGTCAACATGATAGGGGAGTTCCCTTAACGTTACGTTCTAACTATGCAAAGTCAGGTACTCTTGAACCTGCATCTGAGAAGAGAGACACAGATAGATTAGCTAAACAATTCCAAACAATAAACTACACCATTAACTGTGGTAAAATTTTATGTGTTCCTATCCACCCTCTAGTAGAAGAACTTACCTTACTAGAAAAATACATACCGAACATGGCAGGGTACATAAACAAACACCTAGAACATCTGAACTTAAGAATCCAAGCAGGAAGAATATAATAATGAAAACTAATGCAAGGTATAGGTCAAGGTTTGAGTTGGGGCTAGCCAAACAGTTAATAGATAAAAAAATTAAATTTGAATACGAGAAGCACAAGATAGTATATGTACCTAAGATAAGAACCTACACTCCTGATTTCTACATACCTGAGACAGACATATACATAGAAGCTAAGGGTGAGTTTGATAAGTCAGACAGAGTTAAGATGGCGTTAGTAAAAGAACAACACAAGAAGTTAGATATACGTATGGTGTTTATGAACGCAAAGAATAAAATCTACAAGGGCAGCAAGACTACCTATGCTGATTGGTGTAACAAGCATGGGTACAAATGGGCAGAGAAAACAATACCAATGGAATGGCTAAAGAAATGAAAAAAGAAAAAGATGTCTACATGACTTTAGAGAAGGACAAATATTATATTGTCCTATCTGAAATGCCAGAGGATAAGTTCCACATGGTAGCCTATGATACTACAGGTAAAGTCTATGATGATTTTGAGGATCACTCTGTTGCATCTATAATGTACGAGGGGTTGTTAGCCTTACTTAGAAAAAGAAGTGAAGAAGTATTTCGTTGTGGTGAAGCTGAGATAGAATTTAACCTCACTGCAGATGAGATGGCAATTGCTTTTAACCCAGAAGATAGCGAAGAAAAACTTGACATGGCTGAGAATGTTATTAAAGTAGATTTTGGTAAAGAACACAGATGAGACACATAGAGTATATGATGAAGAAATTAAAAGAGACAGAAAACGAGGTTAAGTATCTGTCAGGTACAAACAAAGATGACATGGTAAACAGTCCTGCCCATTATAATAAGGCAGGTATAGAAACCATAGATATGATAGAGTCCGTCACAGGTGATGGGTTTGAAGCTTATCTTCAAGGCAACATATTAAAGTACCTCTGTAGATACAAGTATAAGAATGGTGCAGAAGATTTGGAAAAAGCAAAGTGGTATTTAAACAGACTAATTAAAACAATAGGGGAAAATAAAGATGGCATCTAATATGTTACCAAGCTCTTATCAAGAGTTCATACACAAGTCTAGGTATGCTCGTTGGTTAGAAGATAAAGGAAGAAGAGAGAATTGGGGTGAGACAGTCACAAGGTATGTGGACTTCATGTCCAAGACATTGTTTGAGAAGCACAACTACAAGATAGATAAAGTAGACAAAGAGATGATGGAAGATTACATCACAAATTTAAATGTGATGCCATCCATGAGAGCGATGATGACTGCAGGAGAAGCTCTTGAGAGAGATAACACTTGTGGTTATAACTGTAGCTATCTACCAGTTGATAGTCCAAGATCATTTGATGAAGCCATGTATATATTGATGTGTGGCACTGGTGTGGGATTTAGTGTGGAACGTGAGAACGTAGACAAGTTGCCTATCGTCAGTGAGAACATGCAGAAATCTGATGTGGTAATCGTGGTGGATGATAGTAAGGCAGGTTGGGCAAAAGCCTATCGTGAGTTAGTTGCTTTACTTTATTCAGGAATGATTCCATCGTGGGATGTGTCTAAGGTTAGACCTGCAGGAGCAAAGTTAAAAATTATGGGTGGTCGAGCATCAGGTGCTGATCCCCTTGTTAACTTATTTAAGTTCACTATAGATAAATTCCAAGAAGCAAAAGGTAGAAAACTATTTCCTATTGAGTGCCATGATATTATGTGTAAGGTGGGT